ACATGGAGCAGGAGGTTTTTCAAAAACTCCGCCGTTCCATCTGCCGCAATAGTGTCCGAGAAGCCTTTGAGCCAGACGCAGTACGAGAGGTTGAGGGGAGAGATAGACACGAAATACAGGGGAATGTCTAACGCGCACAAGGTGCTGCTTCTGGAAAACAACGTCAAGTTCCAGCCTATAACCATGAGCATGAAGGACATGCAACTGTTGGAATTGAAGAAATTCAACCGTGAAGAGATAGCGGCTATCTTCGGTGTCCCCCTTGCGAAAATGGGAATAGTCGAAGACGTGAATCGCGCCAGCGCGGAGCAACTGGATATAACTTACTCGAAAGAAACCATTACGCCGATTCTCGGAATGATCGAGGAATCCCTTACCAGAAGCCTTTTGAAGAGCGAAGGAGTTTCAAATCTCGTTCTCTCTTTCGACAGCGTAGTGCCTAAGAACACGATGGTCGAGACGGCGAAGCACACCGCGTATCTGGACAGGAGCGTACTGACGATCAACGAAGTAAGGAAAGAGCTAGGGCTGCCTCCCGTGGAGTGGGGAGACAAGCCTTTCAAGAAGAACGAAGAGCCAGCAAAGACCGAACCTAAGAAGGTGATGACTTGAAACTTGACTTGCTGAAGCAAAAGACTATCGAGCTGTTTGGAGTGAAGGAAGATTCGGTGACTGTCGAGGAAGAAGGCATTTGCGTAGCCGAATCGGGCGTGAGCATAGAGTTTGCGATTCCGAAAGGGCTTGACCTAGACGGCAAAGACATGACAGACCTGCTGGTGGGGAAAGAGATCCCGATAAAGAAGGTTTATTCCGAACTCGAATCCGAGATAGACGTTAAGGAAGAGAACGGTGCGAGGATCATAAACATGGTCGGCAGTGCGCAAAGCGAAGACCGGCTAGGGGATATTATCAATCAGGACGGGTGGGAGCTTGCCAACTACAAGAAAAATCCCGTCGTGCTTTGGGGACATCAATATAGAACCCCTGCTATCGCTAGGTCGAGGGAGACTAAGGTCGAGAACAAAAAACTGGTGTTCCTCCTTGACTTCCCACCCGAAGGCGTGTATGAGCTTTCAGACCTCGTTTTCAATCTTTACAAGTACAAGATACTGAGGGCTTCGAGCGTTGGATTTTTGCCGAAAGACTACAAGTTCAGGAAAGACGACAAAGGGATTCACTTCCTAGTTCAAGAGCTGCTGGAATTGTCCTGCGTCAACGTCCCTGCACACCCTGCCGCATTAGCGGCGAGTTACGGGAAAGGAACTGAGTTTGACCCACTCACATACCAGAAGGTTTTTGAACCTTTGGCTAAGTCCTTTGGCGAGTCCCTGCAAGAAGCCAGAAAAGCAGTAGGCGAATTGAACAGCCTGCTGGACGAAGCCAGAAACCAGCTTTACTCCTTCGAAGTAGAGAGAAAACTGAAACAGATTTCACAGATTATCAAGGAGGGCACACCATGGGAAACGAAGCAATAGTAGAGACAATCGAAAAGCTCGGCAACGAGCTGAGAGAATTCAAAGGCGCATACGACAAGAAGCTTGAAGAGCTTTCTAAGCCTAAAGAGGTAGTCGTTCCACCTGAAGCGATCAAAGCAGCCGTAGATTCATACCTCAAAGAGCGGGCTATGGGTAAGCCTGTCCCCACCGTCGTTGACAAAGAGACGGAGAAAGACGTAAGAATGCTGTGCAAGGCACTTCTCGATGGCGACAGAATGGCGGCTAAGGCACTTTCAGAAGGCACGGACAACGCAGGAGGTTACCTAGTCCCCGACGAATTTGTTGCCAGAGTGGACGAAATGGTACTAGAGTACGGTCTAGTAAGGCAGTTTGCGAACGTGTTCAACGTTTCGAGCAAGACTATCAACATTCCGAAACTCACTGACGAGCCAACCGTTGTTTGGGTGAGCGAAGGCGGAGTTATCTCCACCGGTCAACCTAAGTTCGGGCAGACTCAGATAACCATCAAGGACGCTGGAATCATAGTCCCCATAACGAATGACCTTCTCGACGACGCTGCCGTACCGATAACCGAAATACTCGGAAGGATCTTCGCTAGGGCGTTTGCAAAAGCGGAGGACTATCAGGCGTTCAATGGCGACGGTTCTGTGTTCATGGGAATACTGAACCACCCCGACGTGCCTGTTGCGACGATGGGAACAGGAGACACCGCTTTCACCAACCTTGCGTCCACTGACCTCCTAGACCTCAACGCAGCCGTTCACGATGCAGCCGAAGAAAATTCTAGATACTACATGCACAGAACGGTTCACAATCTGGTGCGCAAAATGACGAACGGCGTAACGGGACCCTTCCTGTTCCCGGGAAACGATATCTGGGGTTACCCGTACAGCAAGACCAGCCTGCTCAGCAGTATAGCCGATTCGGGCGCAAACAAAAAGTTTATGATTTTTGGCGACATGAGCAAGCTGTACTTCGCTAAGAGAAAGGAAATTTCCCTTCAGTTGTCCAATCAGGCGACCGTTGGGACAACCAACCTTTACGAAAGCAACATGGTCGCGATCAGGGTCATCGAGAGAGTGGGAATGGCAATTGCGTTCCCGACCGCTTTCGCCACCTTGAAAACTGCCGCTGCTTAAAATACGAGGGGCGCAAGCCCCTCTTTCCATGAGGTGAAATAATGAGAACTAAACTTGCACTTATCCTAGTGTTGGTCGGAACGCTGGCTGCTCTTTTCGCGTTCTCGATACTGGACAACACTAAACCGTTCGTAGTAAAAGCCACAACCACCATTGCAACCGAAACACAGACGCCTGTGTTCTCTATGAAAGGGTACGAAAGGGCTCATGTTATAGGTTTAGTCACCGGCGCGGCTACTTCAACCGAACTAACGGTAGTGGGTCTGAGAAGGGAAACCGAAACCGCGTCGCTTACAGACACGCCTTTTGTCGCTACTGAAGTAACGGTAGATGAAGGATACTTCGAGTTTGAAGTCATCAAGAGCATGAGCAAGCCGTATGTGTCTTTCTACCTAATACCCGACGCGACTTGCACAGTAACCATTGTAGGAATTTATTACGGCGCAGATTCAGCCCCATTCTAAAGGGGGTGGTTTTATGAAAGTCAAGACATTGCACTCCATCTTTGTTGGATCAACCGTGAAGGCAGGAATGATACTCGACATTGACGAGGATACATACAAAGCATTTGGTGAGGAATACTTTGAAATGGTTGAGACAACTGAAGGGAATGACAAAGATGGTAACTCTAGCAGAACTGAAAACCCACCTAAGAGTGGTGGACGATCAGCACGATCAAAAACTTAATCAACTGCTGACTCAAGCGATAGCGTTCGTCAAGAATTATTGTGGAAGGCAGTTTACATATTCGACCTACACTGAAGATGTGGATTTCGTCAACGGTGTAGGCTTTATTCTCGAATCCCCTCTCTCTTCGGTAGCTTCAGTAATCAACCACCTGGGCAACGAGTACGAAGTGTCCCACACATCGAAGGTGTGCATGATTCATTTAGTGAACAAGTTTACAGGCACACTCACAGTCACATACACAGGAGGGTACTCCGTTGTTCCTCTGGACTTGAAACTGGCTGTCCTTCAATACTGCGAATACATGTGGAACAAACCGATGGGAGTGCATGGCACGGGTGAAGCCGAATTGAGGACTTATTATGAAGCCTTTGACACTTTGACCCTCGACATGTACAAGGTCGTGAGGATATGAGTTTGGTTTGGAGGGTAAACAGAGACGGAGAGTTGATCTCGCTAGAACGCCCTGTTTACTCCGTTGATTCTGTCAGAGGCGAGAGGGTCTTATCATCTACCGAAACCAAAAGGTTCAAAGGCATAGTCAGGCTCGCCACCATAGACGAACAATCGCAGTTTCAAGGCGTTATTTCTCAAGGGTCGGTAGTGCTTTACACAGACTACGGGATTCGAGAGGAAGACATAATCACGTGGCGGACAAGAAGATATGTAATTGAAGCCATCTACCCCCACAAATCTATATACAAAGCCATGTGCAAGGAAGAGAAGCCATGAAGCACGCGGCTTTCAAGACAGTTGGATTCAAGGACTTCAGTAGAAGGACTGCACGGCTGAAAAAGGGAATGGTAGCGGGCGTAGATGAAGCGTTAGAAAGCCTAGCGAGTAAAGCCAGAAACGAAGCGAGGATAAGGCTTCTAGGTCACAGGAACATCGCGACTAAAACGCTGTACGATTCTCTGGAAATAAGAAAGGTCGCTTTTTGGACTTACGAGATGGGCACTCCCCTGGACTACGGCGTGTGGGTGGAAAAAGGAACTCGCCCTCACTGGCCTCCTTTGAAACCTCTAGTCGAATGGTCGAAAGCAAAACACAACCACTCGGAAGAAGAAGCGCACAGTCACGCAAGAGCTGTTCAAAGGACGATCTCCGAAAAAGGGACGAAACCCTACCCCTACATTAGACCTGCTCACGAAGCCATCAGGAAAATAGTTGCCTCCGAAATAGCTAAAGCCGTGCGGCACAGCGTGCTGAAAGGAAGATCGTTATGGAGAACTGGATTGATTCGCTAATCGCTGTCTTGAAAAATTACGTTACTTGCCCCGTGACGACCGCATGGCCAGACGTTGAAGCTACATTCCCTCAAGTCGTTATCTCTAGGATTACAGGAGAGCCGGTTTTGAGGCAGACCGTTCTTCAGGAGAGCAGGACGGAGACGGCGACTGTCCTTAAATATGCGGTGAACACTCACTCTGTGCTGTTTCAGATAGATATATTCGCAACCTCCAGCCGCGAAAGAGACAGGTTGTTCGTAAATGTATTGAACGGGCTAAGGTCAATCAAAGTGCCGACAATAAACGCGCCAATCCTGTTCAGAAGGATTCCATTTTTCGAATCAATAGACGAGGACGATGCTTACAGGTTCAGGATCGACGCGCGGTTCTGGTGCTTTGAGATATCCGAAGCGACTTACAACCTGGTTATTGACACACAAGCACAAATAATTAAGGAGGTCTAAAAACATGGCAAGAATAATCCCGGGCGTATATACCAGCGTCCGAACGTCAGGCGTTGCTCCAACAACTGGAGTTAATAACGGCGTTGTCGGGTTTGTCGGAGACTTTGTCTTTGGTCCAGTTAACGAAGCCATAGTTATAAACAGCCTTTCGGACATTGACACCAAACTCGGCGGTCTGGCGAAGGCAGATGCGAAGAACCTTTACGCGATGATTTTGCAAAGACCGAGAAAGATAAAAGCCGTAAGGATAGTCGGTACAGGAGCTACGAAGTCAACAAAGACATTAAAGGACAGCGAAAGCTCTGACTCGCTGAAAATCACCGCGCTTTATGAAGGAGCGTACGGAGACGACATAAGCGTGCAG